AATGATACATTAGGTGCATACACAAATATAGCTCAAGCTCCTTATGGAGTTACAAATATTTGGAACCCAACAACAAATCAATTTGATTTATCAGATTTAACAATAGGAGATTCGTTACAATTTAGAGCAGATATACTATTAACTACAACCTCTGCAAATCAAGATGTATCATTATATATAAAGTTTGGTATTGGGTCACCATCTGAATATAAAATATTAATAGATAATTTTAATTTAAAAACTATAACAACAGATTACCATGTATTAAAAAGTTGTATTTTTTCTATTGATAATGATGATTGGAGGGATTTCCCAGCAGAAGTATACATACTATCCGATGATGATGCAACGGTTGTTGTAACAGGTTGGTATATTCCTATAATAAGAAAGTCGGTAAATATTTTAGATATTGTTGCTATTGATGAAACCGCAAATCATTTTAAAGGAGATTATAATATTGTTACTAATACACCGTCGTTATCGAATTCAACAGGGGTTTTAAACGACGAGTATAAAAATACAGTAGCTGGGACACGTGATTTTGGGGCTGGAGATGTGACTGTAGGAGTTGATGATATTATTGCTTTTAACGGTACAGTTTGGTATTTGAAAGTGAATAATAATCAGACTAGTGGAGTTGTACCAAAAATTAAAACACTTACTTCAGCTGATTTAACTACTCAAGATACAACAGGATTTTTAGCTTATGCTGATGCGTTGTCTCCGAATTTAGTAATTGCATCAAATGAATTTTACGATTTCCATGTAACGGATACAGGTCAAATTTTTAGTTATAAAAAGAGTGGTGTTACTATTGGAGTTGGTCAAACTGGTATTTCAAGTAGTGATGTTTTATTAACTAAGCATATTTCATTAGCGACTAAAAGAAGTTATGTTGCGCTAGGTCATGTCTCAACAACAATAACTTCAAATGGGGCACATCCTCTTACAAGTATAGGAACTGTTCAACCTATTGCTAATGATGGACCAAATATAAGATTAAAGATATTGGCTAATAAATCAGCTACTACAGCTGGTTCTTCTTGCGGTTGGTATAATGGTGGCGTTTATGATTTTTTTAAAGATAAAAAAAGTATAACAGAAATATGGTTTAAAACACTAGATCCAGTTATAGCAACAAATGGTAGATGTTTTATAGGTTTTAGACAAATTATTGGAGGAATAGGAAATGTTAATCCAAGTACTGTCTCTAATTTGTTCGGAATTGGACAAGATTCAGGGGATGCGAATTTTCAAATAATCCATAATCTAAATAAAATAAACCTTGGAGCTTCTTTTCCTGTGAATAATACTGATATGTACTATGCTAAATTTGAAAGTGATGGAGTATCTAAATTTTATTATTATGTTAAAAATATAACAACAGGAGCAGAAACAAATGGTTCTGTAAATTCTTTTGGAACTTATTTTTTAACACAGTTAAATAGAAATAATGGTACAGATGCTTTAGAAGTTAGAATTGGGTTTTCAGAAATAAAAATAACTGATTTATATTAAAATTATGTACAGAATAAGCGAATATTCAAATAAAATAGAAAATACTTTAACTAATGAAGTATTTTTACAAGATGATAGAGAGGTCTTATACCCTACTTATGTAGAATGGTTGCAAAGCGGTGGTTCTCCTGAAATTGTACCATTTTTTGAAAATGAAGAAAACGAGTTAAAAACACCAATATTTATAAATAGAATAAATAATTTAGTAGATTATTTAGCTACTAGAGCGTTATCGTCGGCTATTGAAAAGCAAGGAACACGAACATATTTAGAAAGTCAAAAAGCAATTTATTTGGAAAAAAATAATGTGGCTACTGGAATTACAATAAATTCATCAATGGAACAAACTATTATTGATGAAATGAATAGGGATTATCCTATTGAAGCGGATTTAGATTCTTTATTAGTTTCTTATGGTATTACACCGACTGGAACTAAATATGAAAAGTTTTGTTCTTTTATTACTTTTCGATACAATTATGGATCGCAACTATACGGCTTTTTTATTTCATTGGTGGAAGATTTTAGAACTTGTGCATTAACACACGTTGAAAAATTTAATTTTGACAAAGCAGAAACGGTTATACAAATAGCTAATTCAATACCTATACAAGTTTCTCAACAGGATTTGTTAGATTTAAAAGAGCAAATGTTTGCAGTATGATAATTACATTAGAAAATATTTTAAACAAACTAAAAAACGGCGACAATCCTGTTAAAAAATCGCGTGTTTTCGGGAGCAATAACAAAAACCAATATAAATTATTAGAGTCATTAGAAATAAAACTTTCTAATAACGCTGTAATTGTTATTCCTAACGGTTATATTTGGGATTTAGCAAGTGTGCCACGTTTATTGTGGTGGTTAGTTCCAACCGATAGCGATGCGGAACTGGCTTTTTTAATTCATGACTACTTATATGAAAATAGATTTATAAGTAAGAAGTTCGCCGATAAAGAAATGTTAGTTTGGAGTAAATTAATAAGTGGCACAAAAGAATTATCGATTCGTAATATTGATGTTTATGTAAGATATTACGCAGTTCATTTTTTTGGTGGTATAGCTTGGAAAAATAAATAATTAAATAAATATAAAATGAGAAAATCTAAACTATTCGGAGTTAATTTATTAGACTTTTTAAAAGGGGCAATCTTAAGTATTGGGACTCCATTACTTTATTTTTTACAGGAGCTTTTACCAAGTTTAGGATTAGAGCAATGGCAAAAAATAGCTTTATCAGCTTTTATTGCCTACTTGATTAAACAGTTTTTTACTAGCAATGAGGGTAAATTATTGAAAAAAGACGTTAATTCATTACTTGATGATGATTTAGGTGGCGGAGGTATAAAGAACCCAACTAAACCATAATGAATAATTTATTATTATACATAAAAGCATTTTTAGATAGGTACATTTATTATGTGCCTATCATTATGCTTTTAATCGGTTTAATAACTAACTTTATGGATTATTCAAATGGGAATTATAACTATGTAGTTTTAGGAAATGCTTTTGGTTGGTCAATATTATCAAGTATAGCGTTTTACTATTTCTTTAACTTTAAAGGAAATTATTGTTGGTTTACTCGAAATGCTCCAATTGGGTTAATTCTTATAAATTTAACGGATATTATAGGTTTTTATTTACCTTATTTTGTATATTCTAAAATATTTAATATTGTCATTTGCTTAATTATTACTAATTTAGCTATAATTATATGGATAAAAAAAAGTTTAAAGCATGATTAGCTTACAAGCCGCAGCTACTGTATCGGAATTAAAGAGCGTTATATCAACAAATGATGCTACAATTACAGGGATTTTAATAGCGGTTGTATTGGCTTTTGCTTTTACGATTGTTTATCTTTTTAAAAATGTTCAGACTTTGAATAAAGAATATATCCAAAATATCCAAGATTTGAACGAAAAATATATTAACGAATTAAGAGCATCAAACGAAATGCTTTTAAAAGTTAATAATAGTTATAATGACTTTGCTAATAATATGCTTAAAGTGATGAATGTAAAATAAATGTGTGAACCCAATATACATATTGATTTTAATATTCCCAAACAGATTACAGAACAACTAGAACAAAACCGTAAATTATTACTTTGTTCGATTATTGCCGCTGAATCTGAAATGGAATGTATATTGAATGGAATAAAGAGAAAGAAACCTAAAAAACAAAAAAAATGAAATTAGACGACAATGGTTACAAGTTAATTTGCGATTTTGAAGGGTTATCATTAACCCCTTATTTATGTTCTGCAAAAGTTCCTACTATCGGGTATGGAAATACCTACTATCCAAACGGAAAGAAAGTTACTTTGTTAGATTCTCCGATTACAAAGGAATATGCGTTTGAAATTTACAAAGAAGTTGCTGACAGATTCGCTAAAAAAGTAAATACAATGCTAAAAGTTGAGGTAACACAAAACCAATTTAACGCACTTGTTTCGTTTAATTATAATACTGGTGCATTGTCCCCCTCAACACTATTAAAAAAAGTAAATTCCAATCCAAACGATAAAACAATACAAGCCGAGTTTAAAAAATGGGTTAGAGCTGGGGATAAAGTTGTAAAAGGATTAGTTATTAGACGACAAAAAGAATCTGAAGTTTACTTTAAAATCTAAATACCATGAAAGACTTAATAAAAGCATACGAGGAATTGATTAACCCTGTTTGGATTAGGTCTTTAATAAAAACAGAAGCGAGATTTAAAGAATGGTGTAAATCTGGAACTATTGAGGATTTAGAAAATACACTTATAGTCTTTGAGAAAGAAGAAATGTGGGACGACTGCATTATTATTCGTGATGTACTGCAACAAAAAATAAATGAAAACTTTATAAATTCATTATTATGAAAACAAAAAAAATATTTATCATCATTGCTTTGTCATTAATATTATTTAGCTGCGGAGCAAGAAAAACAGAGCTTAAAAAAGATACTTTAGAAGAAAAGAAAGAAACTAAAACGGAAATAAAAAAAGATGTTGTAAAAGATTCTACCGTAAAAAAGGAAATTAAAGTAGTTGTAACCGATTCGACAAGGGAGGAAATAGAGGAAACAATAATTGAAACCCCAAATAAAAAAGTAACACAACGTAAAATTAAGAGAAATAAGGCAATAAAATCTAACAGGAATACAAATACTTTAGTAAATGAGAAAACAACCGACAAAACAACTACAAACGCCAAAAAATCGAAACAGAACAAAACGACTACAAAACAAAAACATACAGAAAGAGAAGCTTTGATTAAATGGTGGTGGATTCCTTTAATTTTAATTATTTTATTTGTAGTTTACAAAATTTATCGTAGATTTGGGTTATTGACAATAAATTGTTTTCATAATTTTTAATTTAGGTTTGGTTTAAAAGCTCTCGGTTCGGGAGCTTTTTTTATTTATAATCAATTTAAATTAACCAATACCTATTGCACAATTAAAAAACAGTTGTATATTTGCTACGTACTACGGTAGTAAGTAGTAAAAATACTTTGACATATCGAATAACAACAACCGATTCCAAAAGGGGATTAATAGGGTTCGATTCCCTTATCGGTACTAATTTAAACTTAAAAAACTATGAAAACAGAACAAATAACAGAAGCGATTAAAACCGCTAAACTAGAATATTTATCTGATACTTCTTGGGGATTTACAAATACAGTAATGTCATTTTGTTTATCGATTAATTTCTACAAAGATGAATCTGGAAAAAACCATATTGAGGAATTTTGCTATAAAAGTAAAGGTATTTGGTTTGATTTAACACCAACTGATGCGCAGTTAAAGTTAATGTATAAAATGCTAAATAACACGCCTTACCGAGAAATTGAAGAGGAGGAATTTAGCGAAGAAATAGACGACGAATATTTTTATAATGGGGTTAAACGAGAAAATTTTTATTAATAATTAAACAATAACAGAAATGGATAAAACACAAGAAATAAAAGACAAGTATAAATCTTTAGGTTACAAAATGGCGTTTAAAAAAGCACTTGCTAAAAAGTTAAATCTAACCAACAAAACAATTGAAACTAATTTCTTTAAGAAGTGGGAAATTTCATTAAAACACCAACAATACGTTTTAAAAATGTTAGATAACCAAATAGCATATGAAAATAAAATCAATAATATATCAGTAAAACACTATGAACAATTATAATGACAATTTAGACGACGAACGAGCGGAAATGATATTAGATACCGTTATAAAATTTTTAGCCTTTAGCGCACTTGCTATTGGTTTAGTATTAATCGCAATTTTATTGCATGAAAATAATTAGTTATGAAAAAAGCAACCGAACTCAAAAATTACATTCAACGATTAATCGAAAAGTTAATCCCGAGTGAAAAACCTAACCCGATTCAAAACCAAGAGCAAATAATGACTTTGCTTTTTTATAGTAATTTCACTAAACTATCAACAGAGCAAAGCATTACTATTTTTCAAAATGTAAAGGACTTATTTGATATAAAAATTTTAAACCTTGAAACTGCTTTAAATAATGAAAAGAAAGCAATTGATAATTACAAACTATCTAAACAACAACGTTTAGAGAAAATAGTAAATGATCCTGTTTTTGAATATCCAATTAATAATCATGGTTTTAGTGTTGAATTTGTTAAAAAGGATTAACGTTTCGTAGCTTTATTTCAGTAGCGTAAAAGTATAAACAAAGTAAAAAATAAACAATTAATAACCAAACACACACTAACACAACGAAAGCATATAGTAGCTATTGAATATATGCAGTGTTAGTAGCTGTGTTTGTTTTAAAATTAAAATAAAATGGAAACGTATGCAGGAGTAAAATTAACAGAAAAGCAAATCAAACAATTAAAATCATTTGAGAGATTAATGAAAGATTGGGATAAAGATTTATGTATAAATGCTATTGCTGGAAAACTTCACATTATGCTTTTAGGAGATACAAAACAAAATCCAACCCCTGAAATGTCAGATACTGGTGGTTTTAACCCTGATAATTGTATAATTGATTTTCCTAATATAAATGCTGATGGTGGCGATTGGTAACATAGCTACTAACGTTAAAAATAACCGCAGTTTGCCTATGCGGTTAGTAGATTCGGCTTTGTCTTGTTGCCGAAAATACAAGACCAACCTTAAATTAAAAAACAATGAATACAGATACACACCAAACCCCGCAATTGCCACAAACGGATGTTAGCGGTAGTACTTGGTTTAAAACCGAGCAAATCGAAACAGCAGTAAATGTAAATGGCGATATGACTGCCGATGAAATTAAAGCTTGTAGAAAGAAATTAATAGTACTACACGAATGCGGTGAAGATAAAAAAGCGTTGATAGAACAATTAGAAACGATGATATTAGGATTGAAAACTAATTTTGATTGGTTCGCTTCGTAGTATTACCGCTAACGTCCGATGGCTTTGCGTTCGGGCGGGATTATTAACCACTAAAGTAAATTTGAAAAATGAAAGATAAATTAAACATAAAAGTTCATTCGGAGCAAGTCGCCCCGCTTTTGCCAAACCCGTGTTAGCTGCTGTTTTTTTTCTCGTTGATTATCAGTACTTTAGAAAATAAATTGAAAATATCTTTGAAAAAGTTTGCATAATCAAAAAAAGCATTGTATATTTGTATCAACAAAAACGGTAAAACAATGACAA